TAATTAAAATATTTTCAAATCAAAACTTTTTCTTACCTAAATACAGTTGAAAATTAGACGAGGCGGGTTTTAATATAATTATAAGTATATCTTGTTTGATTCTCTCCATAACAAGATACTCTCCATAACTATTTTGCTAAATGCTCGCCAATCACGCTGCCGTTGCTTCGTCGAGCGCCGCCTGTGCCTTCACCACCTTCAACCGTTTCTTCTCGGCAGCGGCTGCGTCTTTTGCTTCGTCGAGCGTCGCCTGTGCCGCCTTCACTACCTTCAACCGTTTCTCGGCGGCGGTGAATTTCTTCTCGGCATCGGCGAGTTTCTTCTCGGCAGCGGCGAGTTTCTTCTCGGCATCGGCATCTTTCTTCCTCTTTTTCTTCTCGGTGGTGGCAGGCACATCTGTGACGCCTTCTTTCTTCTCGTGGAGAACGCGGTCAGCATTGTCCAGAAACACCTCTGTGGGATGCTTCTTCACACGAAGAACCCGTCCAGCACCTGGCTTCGGTGCGTCGTCATTCGGGCTCGTATCCATCTCGACAGTCTTTGCGGCGCACACCTGGTGTCCGTCGACAACGCACTGTCCGCGATGCTTCTGTCCAATGGGACAAGGCTTGGTGCAGTCTGACCGCTTCTTGCATTTCTCCTTAGCAATGCCCGCGTCCACCTCATCGGCAATGTCCATCTCCGCCGCAGCCGAATCCACCGAAGACGCAAGACCCTGCACGCACGTAAGAAACGCGACTGAGCATTGGGAAACACAAAGCGGTGCGGTGCGGTATTTGGTGCGGTGGGTGCAGGGTCTTGCGTGGACCTGTGCGTTGTCGTAGGCGAGGGCGCCTTCCTCAGCCTCCAGATCGGTCAGCCCTTCGCCCTCGCCCTCGCTGACAACATCGAGGTCCCCCATGTCCTGCGTCATGCCGCTGGACATCATGAAGAACTGATCAGGACTGTCTGCCGCTTTTCGTTAGACGTAAAAAAAATTGAATAGGAAGCCACCCGTTTTCTTTATAGGCAACTAACGCCGATTTAACCGACTAAAAATAATGATGACTCGCATCGCTGAACTGGAAGAGGAGGAAGAGAAAGAACACGAAGTATGCCCTGATTGTAACTCAATTGATTTTGCCTGTAATGGGTGTGGCGGTTGCTGCTGGTGCGGTGGTTCGGGAGACTTTAACGCGGGGTGCGAATGCGAAGAAGAGGACGAGAAGGAGGAATGCGAAACCTGTTGGCTGACGGAATGTGAATGTTCGGTCTGCGACTGCTGCGAGACCAAACGGTCGCACTACAAGGAAGTATGTGGTGACTGCGGCAAATGTAACGGAATAGATAAGGGTAGTAATCACTTCAATACGAAATGCTGTGAATGTGAGGGTGATGAAGGTGAGGAAGAAACAGAAGACGTTGAGACGTGTGAAGAATGTACTGATGAAAACAGATGCGAGGATTGTGCTCACTGTCTAAGAACGAGAGTGTGTGATAGTTGTGGGTGTGTGGGTGGTTGTTATCAAAATTGCGTATATATTCTCCACGATGAAGAATGCTAAATATCCAGACCTATTATATATAAAAAAACGAGGAAAATGGAAAAAAAAAAATGTTGCTCCTCCCGGGAATTGAACCGAAGACCCTCCGATTTCAAGTCTGACGATCTGCCAACTAATCCAATCGGGAAATCGGTTCCTTTTCACCCGAATAATTGGATTTCATAGGGGGTACTTCGAATGCTTAAATAACTCAATTGCAAATAACTCAAATAACTCTTCTATTAGCATAGGTGGTATTCTATATCTCAACTTCTTATCGCCCCCCCCCTGACCTTTGGTGTTTTTATTTCCACCAGCAGCACATCGTATATGACGCCCGTCTTTTATAAAACCACAGTCTTTATTGCATACCTTTGGCTCAAATCCAACTTTATTAGTCCATATACGAGTTCTTTTTCGCATACCCCAATCCGAATATTTGCAGTAATCTACATCATAATACGGTCGGTCTCTTATATAATCTTTCATTCGCCCCGTCTGGGGGTTCTCTATAAAATATAAACTTGGTTTAAAGTAATCGATTATCTCCTCTGTCCTCCGCAATATGGGTAGTCCGATTAAAGATATGTCTTGTTGTATCGTCTCCATCGTGATGCCGTATCGTCCCACATTAGAGAGTCTCATTTTACTAAATACACAACAGGGGGGGCTCGCCCATATAATATCAAAATATCCGACGCTAAATGCCGCTTTATAATCCCATTTCAGTATATCGCAACAAATAGTCGCATCGGTTAAATCTAAACTGATTACCTCGTATCCTAATTTAATTGCTACCTTCCCAACGGAACCCGTGCCGCTAAACAACTCTAACACTCGCATTGTACAATAAATAAATATTTTAATTTATATATTTATTTATCTTTATATATATGGCGATGAATATATAAGATTTACTTCATCAGTTTTTGTAACTGCTTTGCTAACTTAACCGGCAAAACAACTTCATCTTTATGTACTAAAGCAGAGCCTGTTTTTTTGATTTTTCCACCCTTGCAATAACTTGGTGGTGCTTCTGGTTTCCTCGCTATCGGTTTAACAACATTACATGGCTTTGTATCGCTAATTTTGTTAGTCAATTTTTCGCCGTCCGGCATTTTATCTCGTCCAACCATTCTTGCATTTAAATCAAACACCTTATTGCCGCGTGGTCTTTTTGTCTGCTCTTTTAAACTCAACATTTATAATATAATTGAATAAAATTATTTAAAACTACTAAACAATTTAAATTTTAAAAAAGAAATATAGATATATATTAATGTTGTATATACCAGATAGGTTGTTATTTGTTCCTGTTAAAAGCCCCAAGGAATATGAACCAGAAAAACCCCGTGTTGAATTTTACAAGTGTATTTGTTCTGATTATCCCATTCATCGCGGCTCCATATCATCACATAAGAAAAGCCTGAAACACAAACTTTTTATTAACGAAAAGTTCGGGGATATGTTAAAATAATTTTATTTATTTAGGAACTTTTTAAATAAAATTGATTTAAATAAAAATTGATTTAATATATTTAATATATATATATATATATATAACATGCCGAGAATTTCTCAAATCCCCACGAACGACGAATACCTTTTACTTGCCGATGCTTATAAAAACTATGGAACAAGCACTCAAAACGCATATCGCTCGAATTATTTCAAAATGTATAGTGCTTTAAATAATCGTGAGATTCACACAGTAAGCGAGACTGCTATTATTAACGCAGTTGATGCACTCAATATTAAAAATGTTAATACAAAATCCGCCCTATTAAATATTGCTGTGGTAGTAAGACGTCTCCCTGAATATGAACTCAAAGTAAGCAAACTTGTAATTCAGCGGGAAAAATTGCGAGAGGTTATTATAGAACATACTAAAACCAATAATGATGCAATTAATTTACCTTCATACAGCGATATCGTTAATCATATGGACAATCTATATACTACTGGCGATTACCGTGGCTATATTATTAATTACCTTTTAATTCATTTCCAAACTCGTAATCAAGATCTCAATTTCACTATTGTTAGCAAGAAGCGAGATATGAACGGAATTGATAAAAACTTTCTATGGCTAAATATAAAAAAGAAGATGGTTGTTTATAAACGATCTATGTATAAGACAAATAAAATTTACGGTTCGCTTATTCAAGAAATTACTGATAAAAAATTTATCACTGCTTTAAAAGCCATCTCAAGACTACAAGACAAGAAGGACCCAAAAGGAACATTTATTAAAAATGTATCATCATTAGCGAATTATGTAATGAAATATACTCTTAATGGGTTAGGAGAAAGCAGATATGTTAAAATCATTATAAACCACTTCAAAAATGACCTCCAGGCTCTTACACAAATCTCGACTAATAGGGGGACTTCAATTGCTACACTAATAGCCTTCTACGATATCAACAATAATAACAATGAAAAGCCCCCGCTTTAAATAGTCTAAATTATTATTTTTAAAATATAATATTAAATATATTAAAAATTGAAAAGTATTTAAATTTTTTTTATAATGTTATAGTATTATAAAAACGATGAGCGAACCAATGAATGATATTGAATTTGACGAATGGACTAAAAAATGTGTGTTTGGAAGCCTCAAGGCTATTAAACTTGATGAGCGAGGCAAGAAGCAGACGGTAGGTGATATGGCGGGCTGGAGTAAATTAACAGAGACTAAAATTATAGACGGGCACCTTATTAAATTTGTCCTTACAGGCATTAAAAGTGGTGTTATAGTGATAGATTTTGACGATAAAGAACAATACCACGATTTAACAAATACTTGGCACAACGAGACTGTTCTTAACCGTGAGCCCATATTTGATGCGACAGAATACCCAACTGTAGAAACAAAAAATGGGTTTCACGTTTATTTTCAATTCACAGACCAACTTTTACAGCCCGATAAAAATAGCCTTAATGTAGATATTCAAGGCAACGGTAAGCGGATTTATTTCGCAGGCTCTAAATACAAAATTAATGAGACAGACTCCTTTGAATACAATTGGATTCACCAGACCTCACTCAAACCAGTCCCTAAAAGGCTAATGGACTTTATTAATGATTTATCTAACAAGAAGAATCTTATTGTGAAAGCAACTCCTATAGCCGAGACTTCTTCAATTACTGACCCCGAAAGTATTGCGAAAATTAAAGACTATATTGAAATTATTAATACAGAATACATTAACAACCGTGAGAGTTGGTTAAAACTGCTATTCGTTATGAAACAACGGTGCGATATAGACGAAGCCTACGCCAAAAAATGGAGTTTAAAAACCGACACTTGTGTTTTAACAGACGAGGACTGGGAAAAGACATGGAAGAGTATATGCGATGACGGAGATGAAAATGGAGTTAAAATTGCAACAATATACTACTACGCTCAAAAATCTAACCCTATTAAGTTTTTAGAATTAAATGAAAAATATAAACCCATCAAAAACTTCAATCTTGATAAGGCTACGGAGCGGTCATTTGCTACGCTCTACGATAAGTTGGAGGGTAATAGCGTAGTTTATTGTGAAGACGATTTGGAGTTCTATTGCTGGTATAAGAACAAATGGCGTATGGAAACCAAAGACGGTTGCTTTGTTCGCACTATGATTTCTAAACGACTCACCGAATATTTTAATAAAATGCTTATAACTATTAGACTTGATACTGATGCCGACCCCCAACAGGTTCATACTGATACTATTAAGATTTTAGAAATAATGAAGATGATTGAGAAGACCAACTGGTTAAATAATATCTGGAAAGAACTACAGAGCATAGTCAAATGTAAATGTGATAAAATTGTATTTGATATGAACCCCGATGTGATTGGTTTCAATAACTTAAAATATAATTACAAAACCAAAGAATGGTCGCCGATTGTGTATGATGATTTTATCAGTATCAATACGGGCAACGACTGGGTAGAGCCAACAGACGCTGAAACCGCTTGTATTACACGACTATTTGAAGAGATTTTCCCAAATCCAGAGATTAGACGCTCTTATCTATCGCTTTTATATTCCGCTTGTATTGGTGGTAAGAAAGATAAGTTTGTGATTGCTAATGGTGGCGGTGCTAATGGTAAGGGACTCATTAATGAGTTAATGAAGATTTTACTGGGCGACTATGCTTATGAAGCCCCCGTATCACTACTAACTCGTGAGTTCCGTGGTGGTGCTAATCCTGAACTGGCTAATATCCACAAGAAGCGTATGGTTCTATTTAAAGAGCCAGACGCTACTGAAAAACTGTTCCTTGGTAATATCAAGACTATCGTTGATAATGATACAGTTAATGCTCGCCAGTTATACAAGGGAAATTGTAAAGTAGTGTTAAATGCGACCGTCATTATGGAGTTAAATATTAAGTTAAAATTCTCGGGTAAGCCCACGAATGCAGAGACACGCCGCTTTATGGATATTCTTTTTGAGAGCACGTTCACAGACGACGATGACCTACTCAACGATAAGACACTATCTAATATTCACCCTATGGATAAACACTATAAGAGTTTAGAGTTCCAGACTTCTCATATTTGCGGGCTATTCAAATACATTATTGATAATGCCGATGAGACCATATATAACCCCGAGTGTGTTCGTGAAAGAACCAAGTGTTATATTGAGGGCGAGGATACATTCGCTAATTGGTATAAGGAGGAATACGAGACAACAGGCGATGTTAATGATATTGTAAGAGTTAAAGATATGTTTGAGAAATATAAGAGTGGCGACGACTATGCTAATATGAAGAAGGACGAGCGACCTAATCTAAACAGATTTACCCAGATGACCGTCTTAACTGATAAGAATTTATCTTCACGATTCAAAGATATTCACCAATACCGCATAGATGGCGGCACTTATAAAAAACAACGCAGCGTTTTAATTGGTATGAAACTGAAGGAAGACGAGGCACAAGACGACGATTAAATTCAAAAAAATAATTAAATAAAAATTGAAATCAAATAAGAAAATTTATTATATCTATAACATATATATAATGAATTGGTGTTTTAATGAATACGAAATTACTGGAGATAATAGCGATATTATAAAAATTAATGATATGTATAAAAATTATAAAACCAGTAATTCTTATAAAGTTGAACGGTTAAATCTTCACTTCTTTATCCAAACTATTTTGAAGGATAAAAATTTATTAGAACATTTTAAATGGCGTTATGGGTGGCGTATAGATGGTAAGCAAAAGTCTTTAAATAAAGTATTTATCGGTATGAAAAAAAAATAGCCATTTTTGATTTCGGGAATTTGTGAATTTATTATTATTTTGAAGTAAAATTTTATTTTTGAAGTAAAATGTGAAGTAAAAAAAAATAGCCAAATAGCCAAAAATGACCCCCCCCACGAAAGTTTTTTCATTTCTCTCCCCTGTGTAAATCTATAATATCGGGGGTCATTTTTGGCTATTTGGCTATTTTTTGGCTATATTTATTTCTTACTCTTTACTCACTTTTTTACTTACTTTTTTTACTCTATAAGATTTCCCTATACTATACTATACTATACTTTTTTTTTACAAGAATAATAATAATAATAATAATAATAATAAGCCTTCAAAGAACCTTTGAAGAACTGAAGAACTGAAGAAGTCTAAAAGAGTAGAGTAGAGCCATTAATAGTAATTAAATAGAAGTTATTAGTAATATAAAATTATAATCTTTAGTAATATTAAATGTCGACTGAAGAAATAAAGAATGAAGAAGTAGAACCAGCGAGCGAGGACGAGGAAATTGAACTAAAAATCCCAGTCAAAAAGGAAGTAGAAAAACCAGTTAAAGCGAAGCGTGTAATGAGCCAAGAGGCTCTGGACAAGTTGGCTATTGCCCGTCAGAAGGCTTTTTTGGTTAAAACTGCGAATGCTAAAATTCGAGCCGAGAATAAGAAGGCAGTAGTAAAACAAATTACCGAAGAACATCAGGAAGAAGTTAATACAAAATATAAGGAAAAGGTTAAGAAATTAATTAAACCAAACATACCTGTAAAAGAAGTTGTTGAAGAAATAGAAGAAGAAGAGGAAGAACCACCAGTAGTAAAGAAGAAGTCTGTTAAAAATAAGAAAAAAAAAGCCCCCATGGTAGTAATTGAAGAAAGCGATAGCAGTAGTGACGATGAGAGCAACTCAAATGTTATATATATCAAGAGAAGATCTAAAAAAAAACCATTGGAACAAACACAAGCAGTAAAAGAAGCATTAACTTTACCTCCACCAGTAGTTCGTCAAGAAATATCAGCATTTGATAGACAGCAGATGCTTCAAAGGGCCGCCCTTCGTATGTTTTAAAACTATTTTATTAAATTTAGAAAAAAATATCCCCCTATAATAAATGCCGATTTCATATAAGATGAAGTGTCTTGAAAACCCCAATTTAATAAGCAGTAGTCAGGGTTGCTATTCGCAGAGGAAAGCACCTTCTCCATTCACGCCATCTAATCGTCCCGTAATCCACACATTTAAGGAGAAACAAACACCATTCATACCTGTAAATAAGATACAGCCTGTAGGAGTTATACCGACTACAATAAATCCATTACCTACGCAAGTTATGCGAAACCATCTAATAAATATTGAAACAGAACACTTTAATAACCAAGATAAAAGTCAAGATAATAACGAAGAGGATTTAGGGAGTAAAGTAAAATCAAAAATCTCGTTTTTCAGCGAAGAACTTCGCCAACAGCACCTTAATTTTATCAAGACACTTGAGAATCACCCAAATTTTCAGCCTATAGATAAAGTAGCAGCCCATTTTGCGAGTGCGGCATATTTACCAGACGATGAAATAGCGGCATATTTAGAAGAAAACGGTCTCGCTAATGAGTGGAAATTACACCCCGACGAAAATACTCATAACGAGTGGATTAAATCATTTGTAAATGAAGAAGGTGAAATCATAATAGCAGGGAGAGGAACGAAGACTTGGCTAAAAGATGACGGCATAGCAAATGTTTCCAACAGCGTCGGCACGACCGAAATACGCCAAAGATTATTAGATAATACCGATATAGATATACGGACTACTAAAGCAAGGGCTATTGATAATACTCACAAATATATACAGAGCACTGGTGAAGAAGTTTTGGCGAATGTAGGTCATTCGCAATCCGCGTTTGATAGTGTAAGAGCACAAAAATTATACCACCCAAATAGCGAGGTTATTGTCTTTAATCCAGCACCAAACGGAATTCCGCTGAAGTCTCAAGGTAGAGCATATGCGACACCGAACGATGTAGTAAGTCTAACGAATAAAGTAAAAGCGAAATTAGACCCTCTCAATTATGAAGTAAATATAGTTAAGTCTATTGATAAATCAGCGTTAAACATAGGAACAGCAGGACACAGCATTACAAACTTCACGATGGACGAAGCACCATATAAGCCCGTAAAATTTGCGGGAATTAAGAATATTGGGAGGGCTGGATTCGTGGGTCTCGCTGGCGTGGCGGGCGATGAAATCGTGGAGGCTATTGCTCCCCAGCAACCAGAAATAGCGAAGACAGTTGAGAAGTCTGTGCTTGGAGCAGGGCTAATGAATAAAGCGTCTTTGATGGTCGGCGCTCCCACTATGGCGACTGCGGAATTGGTCGTTCCTTTAGCACTTTCATACGAGGCGACCGAATTAACGACAGCAGGCGTGGGTAGTCTTTTGGATAAAACAGACCTTGGGGAAGAAGCAAAAGGGACATTATCGGGTGCGAGTGGTGGTGCTGTGGGAGCAGCCACATTTAACACTTCGGCGGCAGCAGTAGTCAAAACAGGGCAACTCGCAGGACGAGGAATCCAAGCAATTAGAGGGGTTCAAGCAGTAGGTGAGGTCGCTGAAGGCACAGAATTAGTCCCTCTATTAACCACGGCAGGGGAAGCAACAGAGGTCGCAGAAGTCGCAGCGGGAGCATTTGAGGTTGGAGAAGCAGCATTATTAACCGCCGAAATTGCCGAAACGGCTATTATTACCACAGAAGCAGTTGGAATAGGAGCGGCGGCGGCTACGGGAGCGGCAGCGGGGAGTTTCTTAGCCCCAGAGACTTTGGGCGTCAGTATTCTAATTGGTGCTGGAATTGGAGCACTTGGCGGACTTATAGGCGGTATGATGTCCCATTCGGCAGATGAAGAGAGGAGAAAAGAAGAAGAAATACAGGAGACGGAAAGGAAACGATTGTGGGCAATAGAAGAACAAACTCGCTACGATAAGGCGGTCGCCGATTACCACGAAACTTTAAGGGTGGAAGCAATTAAAACAAATCAAAGTGTCTGGCTGGGACAACACAAATATAATGGAGCAAAAACATACCATGAAGCATTCACTACATATACAGCCCAACAAGAATTAGAAGAAACAGCGGCGAGTCAAGAAAACACAGATAAACCGTTCGTTCTTCAACAGGAGGCATCGTAGTTTAGCATAAATTAGTTAGGCTATATTTTTTTTTATATATTATAAATATAAATGTCAGAACGTTCATCGGCTCCACCTATGAGAAGACCGCCAAGAAGTAGCGGTGCAGGATCAAGTAGGATCAGACCCAATGAAAGGTCCGCTTCTGAGCCTCTACCAAGGTCAAGAAATTCTTTGCCTTTCTCACATGAGGTAAAAAGAACTCCAAGAGACGGAATTATACTTAGTACAGGAGGGCTCCTACCGGCAAACCATAGAATGCAACCCATCCCCTTCGATAATATGGTTCCGTCTCATTCTGCTCCGCCTTGCCCTGGAAGAAATAATACAATTTACGCTCAGCCTTTAGGTCGACATCCTTATAGTCTTGATCCGAGTCCAACATCTACAGTCCCTGATGGTAATTTTGCTAAAGGGGGACGGGTAAAAAAAACAGGTATTTATAAAATACACAAAGATGAGGTTGTCGTACCTGAAAGTTTAGTTAAACAATTAAAAAAATTAATGAAGAAAAATTAAATAATTTAAATACATAAATTATTATATAATATTATAATATAAGATGAATAAATTGAAATTTCTTATAAACAGGGACGAACAACAAGAATATAGACAAATGTATTATCAAAAAAACAAATACAGATGGATAAAATATAAAAAGACACGAGTGCAAAAACTGTTAGATTTACGTCCTGCTATTATTTTTGGTTAGGCGGCTCAAGTTTAGGATAAAAATGTTGATAAATCAAAAATAAAATATAATATTAATGTAAATATGATTAATATTAAAGATCTTAAGATTTATAACGGAAAACCCAAGCAAGATGTAAATAATGAGTACCCGGTTTTAGATGGTGAGTTGCGTGCCCCAATGCTTTGGTACGTGGCTGCTACTCGGTATAGTGGTAAATCGTATCTAATCTCTCAATATTTAAAGCAAGCCCAGACAAACCGAAAAAATAAAACTTACAATAGAGTATATATTATCACGAGTTCATTTAAATCTAACGAAGCATATTTTGGGGATTATGTAAATGAGGAAGATGTATTTGAGCCAGTTAGAGGATCTATAGAGGAAGTTCTTGCGGAGGTTGACAAAGAGCGGGACGAATTTGAAGATTATTTAGCACAAGTTGAAACCTATAAAGAGTTTAAAAAGTCTATGAAAGATAAGGCAGATTTAAATATGATAGAAGATGAGTTAATGATGAGATTTGATAATTACGGGTTTCTTGATGGTAATATACCAAAGTGGAAGTATGATACAGTGGAACCACCGAAGAGTTTATTACTGCTCGATGATTGTTTAGGGTCTAAAGTGATGTCTTCTTCAGCAGGTTTAATGAAGTGCGGGGTAATGAATCGTCATATAAGTGAGTTAAAACAACCACATTCAGGTAGGTCGGCGTGTGGTTTAGCGGTTATAATTTTAAGTCAGTCGTATCGCATCGCAGGGGGAATGGGTTTAAGCCGTGGAATTAGAGAGAACCTTTCTTTAATGACTGTCTTTTTAAATAGGCAACCTAAAATTATGGAAGTCTTAAAGGAAGAGATTGGTTCGTCGGTAGATGAAGACAAGTTTCAGGCGGCTTATGACTATGCGGTAAGCGAGAAATACGGTTCACTACTTGTGGATATGAAAGCATTCTGCGAGTGCCTAACTTTCCGTAAAGGTTTAAGTAAAGCAATTATATTTCCAGACCAGATATGCACATGTGGTAAATGTAGAAAGAAGAAGTCTAATAAAACAATTGAATTGAAAAATTAAGCTTTAGAAGAAATAAAAAAAAATATGCCGAGTATATAAATGCCTTACTTTCATACAGGTGTCCCCTACAGTGGTATTTCCCTAGTCATAACTCCGGGAATTGCATTCGCGCAGACAATCAGTTGGATGCCACCTGGTGACGGTGTGAACGTACTATTAGATGGTAAAAATGTGAATTATTTCAACACGTCGTCGGGGCGAACAGTATTCCATGGAGTTCCCACAGACATAAGCGAGTGGCAAAAATTAGACATTTGGTCAACAACGACAGGCAACAATGATGGTTACGATTTCACCTTGAGTGACTCGAACGTATATGAAGTTTTGCGACACGGCTTCAAAATTAAGCAGAAGGGGTTTCATAGAGTGACTTGCGAATTGGGTCTAGAAGTCTATTACTCTGGGCGCTTCAATGTTGTAATCCAATTTGCAGTGAAAAATGCTTTATCTACGACTTATACACGAGTCGGGGCTCCGGTGATGTCGGGATACGTAAATGAAAATAACACCGCTGTTGACGCATCCAGATCAGTGAGTATATCGGGTGTAATTGAATGTAACTCCGGAGACGAGGTTGCAATATTTACAACGGGCATAGGGTTGGCCGGTGATTTGAATGCAATTAAGAAACATTGTATGCTCCGGATTGAATCTCTCAATTGAAGGAAATATGCCGATTAAATGTAAATAAAACAATTGAATTGAAAAATTAAGCTTTAGAAGAAATAAAAAAAAATATGCCGAGTATATAAATGCCTTACTTTCATAAGCGAACCGAAAAGAGTGCCGATTGTAAATTAGATGAACCAGTTCCATTAAGTTATTATAGCACTCTCGAATCTGGATCAGTCCCTCGATTTCACCCCCGAACCATGCGTGATTTAATGATATTAAAAAGCAAAGAATTTATTAGAGATAAAGATAAAAAAGTAGAAGCCGACGATAAAGATTTAGTAAGTTTTATAAATGATTTTAAAACAGAATTATTCAATATGTATGATAGAGGAAAAAAAGCACACGAAGAGAAAAATAATGATTGGAATACATTTATGGGTGAGAAAGAAGGCGATTATTTTATGGGATTAAACGATGATAAAACAAACTTTAGAGAAATAGAAGCAAATCTAAATGAAGACGATGAGTCAGTAGTGTCGTCGCAAACTCAACAGGATGAAATAATAAAGCCAGAACCAACTACACCAACTCCATTCAACTTACCGTCTCATTTTCAAATAATACCATCTACTCCAATTAGAGAAGAGGCAACTTTGCGAAACCCTGCTGATGACCCTTATTATTATGAACATTAGTATAAGTTTAAAAATTAAAAATATAATATATATATATAATATAATATGACCGATAGTTTAGACGAAAACAAAATTATAAGCACCGAAGACGGAACTCCAGTATCTTTGGAGAATATGCCTCGGCACGAAGCCAGCAACCCACTTAAATATGATGACCTGACCCTTGCTCGTCGTGATAAAGAAATATTGGCTATTATGAAGGATTATCCAAATGAGGCACCATCAGCAATTCAAATGGCTTGGGATTTTGTGTATCTCCAAGGAAGCGATGAAGCGGCTATGAAAGAAGCGAAGCGATTAGAATCATTACCACCCAAAGCGAGGGATTTAGTGAAAAGTTAATTTGTTTATAAAATAATTTTATTATGTAGTGATTAATATATAACAAAATGACCGATAAAATCGTTGATTCTTTCAATATTTTCGTAGATACAGACCAAGGGTCTGTCAATTCATCGTCTAATGGTGTGGATTACGAACTAAATCTGGGTAATTCAAAAATAGACATTCGCAAAGGGCAACACTTTAGAGTATCGCTGCTAAATTTCAATATGTATAAGACATTCACAAATGTAAATCGTTATAATAGCGATTTCGTCATCAAAACCACTACACAAGACCCAATTACATTAAGCCTACCTCATGTAAATCACCAGACTATCAGGACAATTATAGATGATTTTGGACTTATAATGAAAGGCCCACTATTAGTGTGGGCTCAAGAGGCGGGTTCAAATGCCGATGGTGTAAATGTTGAAGTAATAACCCCATCTGTTACGGCTACTCTGGAAGGTAAGAGTCATAATATCATAAGCTTTAAGATTAAATTTACGCAGGGGGGGAGTCCAACAAATCATAACATTTCGGGATTAAAAATCCAATTTTTCACACAATTAGTAAATGGTATGTGTGATACTTACAGTCTGTTAGGCGGAGACCGTATTCGCGGAAAACTTGACGCAACAAGCAACGATTATTCATATGATGTAGATGAGACGACCGTAGCAACCGAAATCTCTTTCGCTGGGTTCTACCACGCACAAAAATCCACAGAGGCTTTCGTATATCTCCATCATTCTTTAGGAGCATCTACAAAGACATTAGAGACATCTTCGCTGAACGAGGCAAATCTAACTCGTGGTAATATCAGCGAAGTCCATAGTTCATCAATTTTAGCCAAAGTCGCCATAGACACCGAATTTATCCATTTTGACTCACTAACTGGCGGTAATGAATATTTTATGAATCTATACAATATGAAACACTTGAATAATATTAGATTTACGGTGAAGAATTCTCACGGAGCACCAATCCAATCTTTAGGCTATGCTGATGCGCCAACTATAGGCAATCTTAATTTCAGTATGGTTCTTAAGGTAGATATAGTCGAAAGAACAACACAGGACGAGGTTCATTTAGGCGTTTTAGACCGAGGTATTGACCCTAAAAAGTCAAATCTCTCATACAACACAACCTTTTAAACCTTTTAGGAAAATAATTAATTTAATTAGTTAGGGATATTATTTTTTTATGTAGTCTAATATTATAAAATAAAGATGTCTTACTCTCCAGTAATATCGTATATGATGGACAGGATCAGCGGGTTTTCCACCAACTCGTATCGCCTCCAAGTGTTAGGTTCCGCCACCGCCTCTGCGAACCAGATTGTTCGCTTTGAACTCCCCAGCAACTCTATTGTTGATATTCGCAAATTCGCTATGGCTTTTAAACTGGCTGTAACGGGCGGCGAGATGACTCGTTTAAGCGATGTAAATAACATTATTGAGCGTGTCTCAATCACCGTCGGCGGCACAGAGCTGTCGTCGGGCTTCTCCAAATATAATGTTCTCCACCAGATTAAGAAATGCCTAATGGGTGAGGAAGGCTGTGTGCTGACCGACCACCCAGAGATTGCTCGCGAGAAATCTTACAACACAGGTGTCGCTTACACCGCGGCTGCTGGTGAGCCCGCTGCTGATTACCGTATTGATAATTGGCTGTCGTTCCTTGGAGAATGCGAACCCCGTTGTCTGGATACTTCCAAGTTCCCACCTATCCAGATTTCTATCACACTTGCTTCGGCACAGGCGGTAGTAGTTCAGGCTGGGGCTTCTTCCACCGTCGACGAATTCGTCGCCGAGCCCACCACCGCTGACGGCGACTATGTCCTGACCGACATCTATGCGACTGTCCCCGTCCTTGCCTTCAACGATGGTCTCTATGACGGTATGACTGAAGCAATTTTACAGAAACAGGGTTTCCTTGAGATTCCCTACAAGAACTATGTAAATTTCAGCGATGTTGGCTCTTCGGTCCGCTGGAACTGCTCTTCGGCGTCTATTGACCGCATCTGGTCGGCGACCCGTGACGTGGAATACACCACCAAGAAAGCACCCGTCCTTGTTGCGGGCTACAACGGTGCCTACGGTAAAATCTTTAAATTCGCTGATGAGAAATTCCAGTCTCGTTACATGAATTTCCCCGCTCCTGCTTCGACTTCGGGCATCACATCGCAACATACGATTAACTCTTCGCTGCTCCCCCAGTATCTAATGAGCCCTATGGACGCTGCCCTAATCACCAAACAGTCCGTCCCCAAAAAATACCAGAATGTCCATGGGTTAAAAACTATGACTTCCAACTTTAATGCCGCATGCGTCAGGTTAAATTTAGAGGGAAGCGAGCAACTTCGTCTGGCGTCGGGTCTGGACTCCCGTTCCATCGCTCTTCAGGGTCATCTAAACTTCAACGGTCTTAATAATCAAGATACACCTATTGATGTATTCGTGGAAACTACATCTGTGCTTCGCGTGGGTCGCAATTTAATGATAGAAGTTGTGGCTTGATAAGAGCATAAATGTATATAAAATATTTTTATTTTTTAAAAATTGAAAAAAAATATTTATTTTTTTATTTAAACATAATATATCTAATATATATAGTATGCCTGATAAAGATTATTCCAAAGGTAAAATATATATGGTTTTTAGTCCATCTACCAATTTAAAATATATAGGTTCAACTATTATGACTTTAAATGCTCGGTTTAGAAGTCATAAAAGAAAGCAAAACTGCTCTTCAAAAGTAATTATTCAGGCTGGAGATGCTGAAATAATTTTATTACATAAATTTCCGTGTGATAGTTTAAAGGAATTAGAGACCGAGGAGGGGCGAGTTCAAGATTTATATCCTGATAAAGTTAATATTTATCGGGCTGGTAGGACAGTAAATGAAAAACGGATAAGACATAATAAATACTGTAGAGAAAGATACGCTAAAAAACCACAGAGCGAAAAAAGCAGAGAAATAACGCAAGAACAACGAGACAAAATAAATAAACACCGTAGAGAAAGAGCCGCAAAAAAAAGAGAGGCGGCTAAAACAAACTCTTTAGATATTTCAAATTAAAATATAGGTGTAGTCTATAAAAAATGAGTGATATATGGTTAAGGAACGGTATTCTTGGAAATAAGGCGATAAACCATTCAGTTATAGGCGTTCGTGCATCTGCTCCCACGCACACACAATTAACAAAGAGAAATACCAGTTTTGGTATAGATATTGGAAAAAATCACACGAGCGTAGCGAATGATATTACTATGTATAATAACTTTAGGAGAGTTGAAGGGTGTAGAACAGACTTAATGGTTAAAGTAGGTCGCCCAGTTCCAGACCAACAAAAGGTCTTACCTTCATACCACGGTGTAGCGAGGAATACATCTTCGGTATTCCCAAGACCTGATAATAATGGACCCCTATTAGTTCCAGTAGATAGTCAGTTTATCGGTCGCCCTAATAAATTGGGATTACCGAAGTAAATGCTTTAGCAAAATAAATAAAATTCGTAATTTATATATATAATATTGTGCATACTATATATAAATTAACTATGATTATGAGTCCATTTAAATCATCGACATATCCACGCACAGTTGAGATTCCTTGGGCGGTAACAGCAACCCACAACTTTCTGAGCCAGGAAATCAGTGCTACGACATCACTTATAACTGCAGGACTCGACACACCTGGGACAGAAAATTACGTCGCAGATTATTTATTGAACGACTACAACATTGTTTTACCACAAATCGGGACAACCTCGCACTTTGTTGCCCCAAACCAACCAATATTTACATTTACAAAATCCACGCGAGTGTTGATGTTGATTCCTGTTACAACGTCAATAAATCTTCTAAAATCTCAAGGGTGGGTCTATCTGAAACCCATCACCAGTTCCGCGGCAGCATTCGATGCTTTAGGGGTAGGGTTATACACTAATAGCCCCGCCGACTGGTACTTTGAGAAGATGTACGCGGCAGGCACTTATAATATGGATCCTAATCAACAAGCTCCATTGGCGTTTTATTTCTTCGAAGAAAGGACCTTCGATGAGCAAGTTTCGGTGAACACAAGTTCCATAGGTGCAAACACGGAGATGTTGAGTGCAATTTCAGGTAGTATAGCTTCGAAGGCTTTGATCGTACATTCTACAGGAAACGTTGGACTGGGAACTACAGGAACGCCCGATGCAAAGTTACACGTTGTTGGTGATGTCAAGGCAACCGGCTTCGTAGTAGCGAAACCACAATTCTATCAAACTACCAATTCATATAAGAATAATGTGAATAGTAAACCAATAGATTTAGTTAACGCATCAAAACTTAATAACAGCGGCTTGGCTAGCGAAAGAGGGAATTGGGTTCAGTTTACTGGTTGGCAGAACCCTCTTACTAATTCAAGTACAAGTACATTCGAAGCTGTAAGCAATCATAGTGTGAAATGTAAAGTCTCAGGCTATTACAGAGCTACTTGTCAAATGCATTTTTATTCACTTGTTCAAGACACATCTGTAGCAATTCGGTTTGCTACATTTCGTCCTAATGTTGACTCTTACACCCTTGTAGACGATGTTCAAGACTTTGACTGGGAAAATCCTGGACCCTGTCAGATCAGTGGTACCATCAATAACGGGTCAAGACAGGCTGGATCAGCAAGCTTGAGTCACGTAGTAACCCTCATTGCAAATGATGAATTGTCTGTTTACACCTCGAAAGCCGGAACTAATGGACAAGTAGCCGCGGGTCCAGCTGGTAGCAGCCTTAGACTTGAATTTATGGGACCTTCGGAATAATTACTTAAATGAGTAAAGTTTAGGAGATTATCAATATATATTAATATCTATAAAGAATGAATTTTGATTACAACATAATTAAAATAACATCTAATCAAAATACAAAATTATTCGCCTTTGATATAACAAGAATGAAAGACCCCCGCATTCGTGTAGGTATTTTAAAAGCAAATTATAAAGATTATTTAAAAGGAGATACCACTAAATTTAGTCCAGTTTTTGAGATATTTGCGACTAACAACTATTCATTTTGTAATGTATATAAAGGCAGAAATATCAAATATGATGAAATAAAGAAAATAAAAGACGAATTGAATTTTTGGTATATAAATAAACAATCTACTCGTTGTTAATTTTTAAAAAAAATATTGATTACATATAAGTAATGGACTTAGCCGAATTTATAAATGTAAATTCCGCTTTTGTACTAACCCTTCTTGGATTATTTGGAGCGGGGCTAAGCGGTATAGCAATGTGTGTATTAAAGAGCCGGTGCACCACTATCAAATGTTGTTGCATACAGTGCGAAAGGTCAGTATTGAGTGAACAAGCAGTAACAGAACTAAGTGCTGAAACAGTTTAGATGAAAAATAATATAATATCCAATATATATAATGAAGGAGTTAATCCGAAGCGAAGTTGGGATAAAATTAGAGGATTTTTTATTACAATATGGTTCGAAGTTAAAACATACAAGAGCGTTATATGTAGTGAGTCCAAATATGGAAAAGAATAAAGTATATAAGTTTGGCATAGCCGGAACAAATACAGGAAATGCATATGGGCGATTGAATGAATACGTGATTTTATATGGAGAGAATGATAAAAAAAATACTTGTAAAGGTGTAAAAATTCATTATTGTGGAATTACAGAATATAATCGTCTTGTTTTACCAGAGAAGAGTAAAGTATTTCAATTGGAACTAAAGTTAAAACAAGATTTAAAAGCCGAAGAATCGATTGCAAAAGGACGAGGAAGCGAAAGAGTTCTATCAGTAAAAACGCCTATTACATTTTTATTAAAAAAGATAGGAACATTAACAAAAAGTATAGAGGAAAAACCAATTGAAATAACGAGAGATGCAAGAGAACCGACAAAAAAATATAGAAAAGACACGCAAGCTTTTGTTGATAAAAAACAAACGCTAATCTCGTCCAGAACTCGCTCCAAAAAGGGTCAGTAGAATTGAATAAAATATTCTCAGTTCTCGACAACTCTCAAATATATTTTAAAAAATTGATTAAAATATATTTTAAATTTAAATACTTTACGATTGTTTAGTAGTTTTAAATAATTTTATGTTATAATAATATAAAATAAAATGCAAGACGGAGTTCGCACAAGTATCAGAAATCAGCGTCCAACTATCAGCGGTAACCCTGTTTATGGACCGCGTCAGCCAATGCAGACGCCGTGCGAAAAAAATAACAAAACCACTGGTAAGGAGGCGGAATCAAAACCACTGTTAACAAAAGTCCCTGGAGGTTATGGAGAGAAAAAGCCCTCACCCCCCATAAGGGGCTTGCCTCCCAGTTATGCGAAGGGCGGGCGAGTAAAAAGAACGGGGAACGCGAGGGTTCATAAAAACGAGGTCGTGTTGCCTGTCGCAGTGGTTAAGCAGTTACAAAATTTAATGAAGAAATAGTTTCTTTCTTTCAAACAAGATATACTTATAATTATATTAAAACCCGCCTCGTCTAATTTTCAACTGTATTTAGGTAAGAAAAAGTTTTGATTTGAAAATATTTTAATTA